ACTGCATTTTATATATACGAACAGTTACAGAATGCTATTGAAGGAGCGGCACATATAGCCAATCACAATAACATGGCACGTGCATTTGCTATTGCACCTACTGCATCTTGTTCATATAGAAGCAAAGATATACATGGATACACTTGTACTCCAGAAATAGCACCTCCAATAGCAAGGAGTGTGGACCGTGACTCTGGCACCTTTGGTGTTGAAAGAGTTGAATATGGCGAAGTCGAGATTGCCTCAGAAGTTGGTTGGGACGTTTACAAACGTGTCACCGATGGTATTGTAAAATTACTCGACACTACGGGACTTCTTCATGGATACAGCTTTAACTCTTGGAGTGATGTTGTAACCTACGACAATGCGTTCGTTGAAGAGTGGTTGGATTCTCCTCAAACCTCCCTTTACTATTCTCTACAAGTAATGGGTGATACTCAGGATAAGACAGATGCTTACGCAGCTCTTGATCAGGACGAGGTTGACGATTACTTGAATGAAATTTTAGATAATCCGATAACTTGTGACTGTCAAGAATAATGAAAGATCCTTATGAAAAACTCCTTAGTAGGAAAAGAAAATGGACTCCTGTTAAACCAACAGCCGGAGTCCTTAAATCTGGTGCAGAAGAAACCATCAGACGTGCTCTCGCAATACGTCATATGGAGCTACCAGTCGGTGAATTTATTAAAGAAGGTCTTGAAAAAGACGTTCCCGAAAACGCTCGAAAATTATTAGAAGATAATGTAGTTGATGAAATACGTCACGATAAAGCATTACAATATATCGTAGATGCACATGGTGCAGATACAAAAGCCGAATACGAAGCTTTGAGGTTAAGAGATGCTTGGATTAATCACCCAGACCACACAATCACAAAAGCCTTGGTTGCAGAACGAGCTATATTCTTTGTTCTACTACCTTTCTTTCGCTTTACTGGTGATCCTGCTCTCAGAACAGTATCAGCTGATATTTCCAGAGATGAACAGATCCACGTGGCAACAAATAGTCTTGTTTGTGCTGAGTTGGGTCTTGTTCCTAGCAATTCTTTGGACAAGCTTCGTAAAGCCACTATTAATTGGATAATGCAACCATTAGGTAGCAACTCCGATAAATATTTGGACAAAAATTTTTGGCTGGATTCAAGCGACCGCTTAATGTATGATGGGAAAGCTCCACAGCTTTCTGAGACACAGGCGGCACGGATGCCAGCATTCTTTGAACATTCAAATGTCAATCTCCCTCAATACTCTTAAGTTACACAACGAACGAGTGGAGGAGTTGCTAAAAAAAGTTGAAGACAATTTTAAATGGCAACCCGTTCACCCAAATGATTCAATAGAATCAATCATGTACCGTGCTGGCCAAGCTAGTGTGGTAGAATATATTAAACAATTAATTACGGAAGACGAATAATGTGCGTAGGACCATTTGCACCTAAGATGCCACAGATGCCAGCTCCACCAAAGAGACAGGCACCTCCTCCATCACAAAAAGCAGCTGCACCACCTCCTGAATATAAACCACCTGAAGATATTAAGGATAAGCAATCTGACGAAGAAAAACTATCAACTAAAAAGAAAAAAGAATTAGAAATACAAAAACAAAAGGAAGGCGTTAAACAATTTGGTTCAGTTGACCCTGATAGTATACCAAAAACACCTGAAGGTGGTGTGAACCCACCAAAATAGGAGGTAAATTATGTGTGCACCAATGGCATACGCTTATGTTAGCTCTACTAAACCCGGTGGAGAACCATTACCTGACTGGTCACCACCACCAAAACCCGGTAAAGCACCACCACCAGACAGAGTAAATGATCAAGAAGTAGAATCACAGACTAATCGACAAGAGTTAAAAGATCAAGCACAAGCTGATTACGAAGCATCAAAAGACGACTACCCAAAAAAACCTATCAATTGGAGAGATCGTGCTCCATCAAGAGATGATCCCGGTAATATTAAACTGGCTCGCCTTCAAAGTGGCGGACCTATGAAAGGTAAACCCGGTAGTTATGAATACATTGATGAAGAGAGAGTTCAGTTAAAATTAAATCCAGATGGAACTCCTGCATTCGGTATGGGTAAAGACTATTATGACAACCCTGAAAACTGGTATAGTAAAGCAGAGTTAGACGAATATTATGGAAACAGTTCCGCTAACGACGATGGAGTTAGCTTATAAAATAGGAGAAAAAAAATTATGTGTTTAGGAGGAGGTGGTATGATGATGCAGCCACCACAAAAACCTGCACCACCACCACAGCAACCCGGCCAGCCATCACCAGATGACTCGGTAAATAATCAACCGGTTCCCAATTCACAAGATAGAGCTAATCAAGAAGCTAATCGAAATGAATATGATCCGGACGTAAAAAATAAACCAAGATACTAATGAAAGCACGTGATAGATACAATCAACTAACCGTAGGTAGAAGACAGTTCCTTGATACCGCAGTTGAATGTTCAAGATTAACGTTGCCATATTTAGTCCAAGATGATTTAACTTCACGACCAACTCATCAAAAGTTATTCACACCGTGGCAGTCAGTAGGTAGTAAGTCAGTTGTTAATTTAGCAGCAAAACTTATGCTTGCATTGATACCACCACAAACGAGTTTCTTTAAACTACAAGTTAGAGATGATAAACTTGGTGAAGAATTTCCACGTGAAGTAAAAAGTGAATTAGATTTATCCTTTGCCAAGATGGAAAGGATGGTTATGGATTATGTTAATGCCTCTAGTGATAGAGTTGTAGTCCACCAAGCTTTGAAACATCTTATTGTTTCAGGTAATGCATTAATATTTATGGGCAAGGACGGTCTCAAAAACTATCCCCTTAACCGTTTCGTAGTTAATCGAGATGGAAACGGGAACGTATGTGAGATTGTCACAAAGGAACTAATAAGTCGCAAGATTCTAGGCATGGATCTACCAGAATCAGTACCAAACTCTCCCGGAGATGATGGTTATAAGACAGGATCCGATGATCAAGACGTAGAAGTGTACACTTACGTCCGACTCGACGATAACGGTCGATGGGTATGGCATCAAGAAGCATTCGATAAGATACTACCAAACAGTCGCAGTACTGCTCCAAAGAATACAAGTCCTTGGCTTGTACTTAGGTTTAATACTGTAGACGGAGAAGATTACGGTCGTGGTAGAGTAGAGGAGTTCCTCGGTGATATTAGATCACTAGAAGGATTGTCTCAAGCTATCGTAGAAGGGTCTGCAGCAGCAGCTAAAGTCGTCTTCCTTGTATCACCATCCTCGACTACAAAACCAAAGACTATAGCCGATGCTGGTAACGGAGCAATTGTTCAGGGTAGACCTGATGATGTTGGCGTTATTCAGGTAGGTAAAACTGCTGACTTCAGAACAGCAGCAGAACAAATGCAAACCTTAGAACGTAGGATAAGCGAAGCTTTCCTTGTACTACAGGTTAGGCAAAGCGAACGAACAACTGCGGAAGAGGTACGCCTCACGCAAATGGAATTAGAACAACAGCTAGGTGGACTATTCAGTTTACTTACAGTTGAGTTCTTAATACCATACCTCAACAGAACCTTACATATATTACAACGCAACAAGGAGCTTCCAAAGATTCCTAAAGATGTGGTACGTCCACAAATAGTTGCTGGTGTTAATGCGTTAGGTAGAGGACAAGACCAACAGTCTCTTGTTCAGTTCGCACAAACTCTTGCTCAAACTATGGGACCAGAGATCATGGCTAAGTTCCTTGATCCCGGTGAGTATGTTAAACGACTCGCAGCAGCTCAAGGTATAGATGTACTTAACCTAGTTAAGACACCTGAAACTATGGCTCAAGAGTCACAACAGCAACAACAACAGATGCAACAGATGGAAATGCTGAAGCAAGCTGGTCAATTTGCTAACTCTCCAATGGCAGACCCAAGTAAAAATGAAGGCATGGGTAACATGTTAAAAGACGGATACGATCAAGCACAAAATGGCAACACAGAAGGCGAGCCGCCCACAGAAGGTGGCTAAGAAACCCCTCCCGAAGGTAAGCAAACCGGAACCATTAGTTCCACAAAATGAAAAAGCTACACCAACTAAGTTTACAGCTAGAGCAAACATAGGACCAGATCCTGAGCTAGTCACAACAGTTGGTCTAGGCAACCTAAAAGTAACCACCGCTAAAGGACTTAAAGATGACGGAAAAACTAACTTATGATCCAACTCCAGCTGACGCTCCAGAGTTTACAGAAGAAGAACAAGATTCACTTCGTGTAGCTGATGAGTTAGGTGAACAGGAGAATGAATTATTAGCTGGTAAATATCAGAATGCAGAGGAATTAGAAGAAGCATACCTCAACCTACAAAAGAAGTTAGGATCTTCAGATGAAGATGATGATGAAGTAGAAGATACTTATCTAGATGAAGATGAAGATGAGTATCCTGAAGAAGTAGCTGAGGGTGTGAATTTAATTGCTCAAGCTTCAGAAGAATACTGGGAAAATGAAGGACAGATATCTGAAGAAACGATGGAACGTTTTACAGAGATGTCTAGTTCAGAATTAGTAGAAGCTTACATGGCAATCAGAGATCGCAATCCTGATATAGAAGGTGGCGGAGAATCTCCAGATTTAACTGAT